GAAGACTTTAACCGTGACAAGATTAAGAAGGCCATTGATCAGATTGAACTGATGGCTGAAATCTACGGTACAGGTATCGGTGAGATCGCTGTTAAGACTGAAAAGGAGTACGCTCCATCTACTCAGTTCATCCCCGGCGTTCAAGGACAAGCAGCTATCGGTGTGGTCGAGACTGACCGTATCGCTGTTAAGTTAGTGCCTGTTAACCCTAAGAACTTTATCATTGACCCCAATGCAACTACCTTAGATGATTCTATGGGTTGCGCCATTGAAAAGTTCGTATCGATTCACAAGATCGTTGAAGGCATGGAACGTGGCATCTATCGCAAGGTAGACATCGGTACTGATGGCCCGGATGATGATCTCGAAGCAACAGAAGAGCTGGTTAACTTCCAAGATGGTCGTGTGCGTCTGCTGACATACTATGGCTTAGTTCCTCGTGAGTACTTGGAGCAGTTGGAGAACGAAGAAGAGGTTGCTGACCTGTTCCCTGAAGACTCTCTGGCTGATGAGTATTGCGAATTGGTGGAAGCCATCATCGTTATCGCTAACGGTAGCAAGCTCCTGAAGGCAGAAGCTAACCCCTACATGATGAAGGATCGTCCTGTCATGTTGTACCAAGACGATACAGTCCCCGGACGTGTGTGGGGTCGTGGTACAGCGGAGAAGGCCTACAACATGCAAAAGGCTATCGATGGTAGCTTGCGTATGGACAGCGATGCCCGTGCCCTCACAGCAGTGCCTATGATGGCTATGGATGCTACTCGCTTGCCTCGTGGTGCTAAGTTTGAGGTTAAGCCCGGTAAATCGTTCCTGACCAACGGCGATCCTAACCAGATCATGATGCCTTTGCGCTTCGGTACACCTGATGATTCGTCTGTACGTGCTTCTCAAAACTATGAGCGTCTGTTGCTACAAGCTACAGGTACTGTGGACTCGGCAGGTATGCCTTCAGCAGCTCCTCGTGACGCTGGCGCAGGTGGTATGTCGATGGCTATGGCAGGCATCATTAAGAAGTACAAGCGCACATTGACGAACTTCCAAGAAGATTTCTTGATTCCGTTCATCAACAAGGCAGCTTGGCGCTACATGCAGTTTGATCCTGAGCGTTATCCCTCGGCTGATGTGAAATTCATGCCTACAGCTACCTTGGGTATCTTGGCTCGTGAGTTTGAACAGCAGCAATTCATTGCTTTGTTGCAGACATTAGGCCCAGACACTCCTGTCTTGCCTCTGATTCTCAAGGGAATCTTGGGTAACAGCTCTCTGAGTAACCGAAATGAGCTGATTGCAGCCTTGGATCAGATGAGTCAGCCTAATCCTGAAGCTCAAGCTGTACAACAGCAGCAGCAACAGATGCAAATGGCCTTGTTACAAGCTCAGATTCAAGATTTGCAAGCTAAGACTCAGAAGACTGGCGCTGAAGCACAGCAGACAATGGTAGAAACTCAGCTTATGCCTGAAGAGTTACGAGTAAAAGTGGTTCAAGCCGCTGCTACTAACCTTGATCAGGATGCCGATTTCGCTAAACGTATGAAACTGGCTGATTTGATGCTCAAAGAGAAGGATATTGACTCTAACGAGCGTATCGCACTCGCACAGATGCAGAATCGTCAGCCTCAATAAACTAAAGAAAGGAGTTTCCCCCGATGGATAAGAAACTTCAACATTATTACGAGGAAACCTTCAACATGATGTCCACTGAAGGGTGGAAATACTTGATTGAAGACCTCAAAGAGTTAGAAACTAATCTAGATAATGTTCGCACTGTGAAAGACGAACAATCATTAAACTATCGACTAGGACAGTTGGACATTCTAGATTTGATTCTTCACCGCAAGAAGACTTGTGAAGAGATTTACGAACAACTACAGCAGGAGGCACAATAATGCGCCGTATGTTTGAATTTGTTTGTGAAGATGGACACATCTCCGAAGCATTAGTTGATGAAACTGTCAGGGAACTTGCTTGCCGAGCCTGTGGTAAACCATCAACGAGAATTGTTTCTATGGTTCGTTCAAAGTTGGAGGGCATCTCCGGTGCTTTTCCATCTGCTTACGATGCATGGGAACGAAAACGAAGTGATAAGCTGAAGCAAGAGAGGAAAGCCTCTTACGCTGTTCCAGAGTAACACTTCACATTAACGGGTAGGTACTTTAAGTATCCACATTTCATAGTCCTATAATCTCAAAGAGAGACAGGAGAATAATAGTATGGCTTTTATTGACGACGAATCGTTTGATCCAACATTGGACACGATCACAGATGAACAACCTCAAGAGACTCCAGAACCGGAGCAACCTCAGCAGGCTGTGGTAGAGAATGTAGTTCCTGATAAGTATAAAGGTAAAGCCTTTGAAGACATCGTAAAGATGCACCAAGAAGCTGAAAAGATGATTGGTAGGCAAGCACAGGAAGTACACGAAGTACGCTCATTAGCAGATCAACTACTGAAACGACAACTCGAAACCGATAAGGTACAAACTGTTGAAAGTGCGCCCGAAGTAGATTTCTTTGAGAACCCTCAAGATTCTATTAAACGTGCAATTGAGAACAATCCAGCAGTTCTGGAAGCTAAACAAGCTAACCTTGAGCTTAAACGGATGAAGACAGCACAGCAGCTTGCGTCCAAACACCCTGATATGGCTACTATCGCTAACGATAGCGGCTTTCAGGAATGGGTGAAAGCGAGTCCTGTGCGACTTAGCCTTTATGCTAAAGCAGATGCAGAGTTTGACTTCAGTTCAGCAGATGAACTCTTGAGCACATATAAAGAACTTAAGCAAGTTCGCAACAACAACGTACAAGAAACTGGTAAGAAACAACAAGCACAAGCTCTCCGAGCCGCTGGTGTGGATACAAGTGGTTCTGGTGAAGTTGCAAAGAAAGTATATCGTCGTGCGGATTTAATCCGTCTTAAAATGACAGACCCAGATCGTTATGAGTTGCTTCAACCAGAAATCATGGCAGCTTATGCACAGGGTCGAGTTAAATAATTTATTTTTTTGAAATCATAGGAGTATTCAAATGGCTTTAGGTACAGATCACGTCACAGTCACCACCGCAGCAACCTTCATCCCTGAAGTTTGGTCTGATGAGATTGTGGCCGCATACAAGAAATCGCTCGTTATGGCCAATCTGGTCAAGAAGATGAGCTTCAAGGGCAAGAAAGGTGACACCGTTCACATTCCTTCGCCTACCCGTGGTACTGCATCCGCTAAGGCTGCTGGCTCTCAAGTCACCTTGATCGCTGCAACTGAAGGCGATGTTGCTATCTCTATCAACAAACACTTCGAGTACAGCCGCTTGATCGAAGACATCGTGGAAGCCCAAGCTCTGTCGAGCCTGCGTTCTTTCTACACTGATGACGCTGGTCACGCTCTGGGCAAACAAGTGGACACCACTTTGATCCAATTGGCTCGTGCTGCTCGTGGCGGTAACGCTGCTAACGCTCAGTACTCTGGTGGTATCATCGGCTCCACTGGCGCTGCTTACACCTACTCTTCGTCCAACGCTGCCAACATCGCTGATGCTGGTATCCGTGCAGCTATCCAGTTGCTGGACGATCAAGACGTGCCTATGGACGGTCGTTCTTTGGTGGTTCCTCCTGTTGCTCGTAACAGCATGTTGGGTATCAACCGTTTCACCGAGCAGGCTTTCAAAGGCACTGGCACTACCTTGATGAACGGCGAGTTCGGCGACATCTACGGCGTGAAAGTGTATGTGTCCACCAACTGCGATACCGCTGCTGGTAACACTGCTTCTGACCGTGTGGCTTTGATGTTCCACCGCGACTGGGCTGTGTTGGTTGAGCAGATCGGCGTTCGCGCTCAGACTCAGTACAAACAAGAATACCTCGGTAACTTGTTCACTGCTGACACCCTGTACGGCGTTGGCGAACTGCGTGACTACAGCGCAGTGCCAATCATCGTTGACGCTTCGGCTGCTTGATGACTAAGGAGGCCCCTTCGGGGGTCTCTTTTCTTTATTACTTACTCAGTGAGTACTAAACAAAGGAGATACAGACATGGTAAGCTTTCAAATGAAGCATAGCACTAGACCTCAAACTATTGCTACTGTTACTCGTGAAGTAGATATTAAAAGTTTTAGGGAAAACCCTGAGTGGTACGAGATTACCCCTGATGTTCCCGAGCCTGCAAAGAAAACAGTTAAACAAGTTAAGAAGACTAAGGAAATTGTATGACCATCTATCGTGGCCCCGGAGGAACAGGTGAAGCTCGTAGTGATACAGACGTAACAGAAGTCCGTATCCTCGTTGAAGAGGCAGAAGGCTATAAAGATCAAGCTGCTACTTCGGCTAGTGCTTCTTCAGCCAGTGCCTCGGCTGCTGCCACTGCCGAGACCAATGCAGAGACAGCAGAGACTAATGCAGAGACTGCTGAGGCTAACGCTGAAGCTGCACAGGCCGCTGCCGAGGCTGCACAAGCTGCCGCTGAAGCTGCCCAGACTGCTGCCGAGGCTGCTCAGGCCGCTGCTGAGACAGCAGAAGCTAACGCTGAGACTGCTGAAGCCAATGCAGAGACTGCCGAAGCTAACGCTGAGACAGCTCAGGCTGCTGCTGAGGCTGCTCTGGCATCTGCTCAGGCTGTCTACGATAACTTTGATGATCGTTACTTAGGTGCTAAGACAAGTGATCCTTCCGTTGATAACGATGGTGGGGCTTTACTGGCAGGTGCTTTGTACTTCAACACCACTGTTCCTGAGATGCGTGTCTACACAGGCTCTGCTTGGACTGACTTCTCAGCAGGAGCTGCTGTGTCGTCTTTCAACACACGTACTGGCCCTGTTACCTTGCTGGATACCGATGTTAACACAGCATTGGGGTACACAGCAGCTAATACCAGCTCAGTGCTGGCAAAGTCTAATAACTTATCTGACTTAACAAGTGCTTCTACAGCACGTACCAATTTAGGCTTAGGCACAGCAGCGACTACTGCTAGTACTGCTTATGCAACGGCTGCTCAAGGTGTTAAGGCTGATACAGCCCTCCAAAGCTACACAGAAACAGACCCTGTATATGTAGCTTCTAGCTGGTATAGCACTACTAACAACTCTTCTAACTGGAATACAGCCTTTGGTTGGGGTAACCATGCCTCCGCTGGCTACGCTACCTACCCTTCTCAAACAGGTAACTCTGGTAAGTATCTGACTACCAATGGTACTTCTACCAGTTGGGCTGCTGTTGATGCTCTGCCTGATCAGACAGGTAATGCAGGCGAGTACCTGACTACTAACGGTACTACAGCTTCTTGGACAACCTTGAATACTGATTCTAATACAACCACCAAAGGCTTGTATGAGAACAATAGCGTCATCTCGGCTGACTACACAATAACATCAGGCAACAATGCAATGAGTTCTGGCCCTATCACGGTTAACAGTGGTGTATCCGTGACTGTGCCTACAGGCTCTCGTTGGGTTGTACTCTAAAGGAATTTATATGAGCGTAGTAATTAACGGAACAACAGGCATCACCAACGATGGTGGCTACACGGGTGACGGTGTAGTCTTTGCTGACACTACCCCTGCGAATACGCTGGTGACGACTACTGGCGGTAACGTTGGTATTGGGACTGCTTCTCCTTATGCGCCAAACGGCAAAAACTTAAACCTGAATGATGCTGGCGGGACAATTGCGCGTCTTACGCTTTCTGTTTCAGGGGCTAAGTCATATTCAGTTAACAGCACCTCTGATAGTGCTCTGACTGTCTACGACAACACCGCTGGCTCAGAACGCGCCCGTATCGACTCCAGCGGTAACTTGCTGGTGGGGCGTACATCAGTTTCTGGATTTACTACATCATCAGGGCTTAACTTAGTACCAACAGACGGTATTGCCATTGGAAAAAGCACCTCAGTAAATTGGGGTTCTTGTATTTACATGAATCGTATGGCGGCTGTTGGTGATGGTGCTTTGATAGAGTTTGCAGAAAGCGGGTCTGTTGAAGGCTCAATTTCAGTCTCTGGAACAACCGTTTCCTACAATGGTGGTCACTTGTCTCGATGTGCGCAGACCACTACGGCTAAAGACGATACTCTGGTCAAGGGCACTGTGCTGTCCAACTTGGACGAAATGAACGTCTACACAGATTCTGAAGGCAACCCTGTTGATAACGAGCAGTTGAACAAGGTAAAAGTCTCTGACGTTGAAGGCGATGCCAATGTTGCTGGTGTTTTCGTGAACTGGTCGCATGATGATGCTCACGATGTTGACGAGATCAACATGGCGATGACTGGTGACATGATTATCCGCATTGCCCAAGGCGTAACTGTCCAGCGTGGTGACTTGCTCATGTCTGCTGGTGATGGCACTGCCAAGCCGCAAGGTGATGACATTGTTCGCGCCAAGACCGTTGCTAAAGTCACATCAACCTATGTCACTTGCACATACGCAGACGGTTCGTTCTGTGTTCCTTGTGTGTTGATGGCTTGTTAAGGAGAAACAAACATGTCTAAGATCGCTTTATCAAGCAATGCCAGCGGCACAGGCGTTTTCACGATTGCCTCGCCCAACAGCAATACTGACCGCACACTGACACTGCCTGACGCAACAGGAACTATCCTGACCACTGCAACACCGGGTGTGCCTGTGAATGGCCCTGCGTTTAGTGCTTATTTAGGTTCTGCACAATCTGTA